ATGTATGATGAAAGAAAAGAAAAGTTTTCGTTTAAAAGCTTCTTTTTAACATTTTTATTCATATTATTATTTATATTTTTAATGTTATGGTTATTTCCTACTAAAAATTATGTAGATCAAAAATTACAAAGTACATATGATTTAGAAAGATTATCTATTATGTATGATGAAATATTTGCCAATAATATTAGCAGAATGAAAGATGCTGCTATAGGATATTTTACTACAGAAAGAATGCCACAAACTGTAGGAGAGACTAAAAAATTAACTTTACAAGAAATGTATAATTTACATTTAGTATTAAAAATGAAAGATATTGATGGAAATCCATGTAATACTGAAAAATCTTATGTAGAAGTTACTAAATATGATGAAGAGTATAAATTAAAAGTTAATTTAAGTTGTGGAGTTCAAGAAGATTACATAATTGTATATCTTGGATGTTATAATTATTGTGATAATGGGATTTGTGAAAAAAGAGTTCCAGTTTCAACAGAAGTTTCTAAAGATAATAATTCAAATCAACAATCTAAAAAACGTTTATATGAATATAAATTAGTTGTTAGTGATAAAACTGAATGTTCTGGTTGGTCAAACTGGCAAAAAAATTCAATTAAAGAAACTTCAACAGTTAAGGTTGATACAAAACAAGAAAGAGAAATTGTTGGATATTCTAATGTTACAACTCCAGTTACTAAAACTCAAATGATAACTAAGACAGTAAATGAGAAATATGTTGTTGGAAATGTTAGTAAATTAGTATTAACAGGTACTAAGCAAGTACAAGTTGGAACAACTACTAAAAAAACTACTAAAGAAGTACAAGTTGGAACTGTTAAAGTAGCAACTGGTCAAATTGGTAGTGGAACAACAGTTCCAAAAGATACTTCAACAACAATTTATAAAGTTATAAGTGAAGATACTAATCAGTCTTGTTCTTATTGTACGAATAAAACAATATATACTTGGGAAGTTTATAAAGTACAACCAGTATATGATGTTAAAGAAGTAACAGAAACAGTACCAGTTTATAAAACAATAAATGTTTACGAAACACAAGAAGTACCAATATATGATTATAGAACTGTTAAAGTACAGGAACCACAAACAACAACAACTTATGTAAATGAGAGAGTTCCTCAATATAGAACAGTTACATATTATAGATCAAAGACTTGTTCAGTTAATAAAGGATATACAAAAACAGAATGGAGCAGTTCTAATGCAGATTCTACTTTATTAAATAAAGGATACAAGTTAACTGGTAATGTAAAGGAAGCATAAAAAGTGTTTAATACACTTTTTTTGTCCCTTATTTTGTTTGACAAAGATAGTTTGTTGTGTTAAGATAATTATAGTATAGTAGAGTAGTATAGGAGGTGAACTATGAAAGAAACATATATATTTGATTATGTGAATGAAAATGAGTTTAGAAAGCTAGAAAGATCAATAAAAAAATATAATATGCTAGCATATAAAAAATTATATTTTGAATATTATCCTGCTTTAAAGGAAGGAAATTTTTTAGGAAAACTTATTTCAACTAATCAAGCTAATCAAACTTCAAATTATGAATTAAAATTGCCTACGGATGCTATGTTTTCTAAAGTTCACGGAGATATAAAATTATATTACACAGTTTATCATAAAGATAAAATTGTAATGTTAGATAAATTTGAACCTATGGAAATATTAAGCGAAGGACATGCATCTGAATTAGTTACATATAAAGGTGTAATGGTATCAAAACAACATGCTGATAAAGATATGTTTAAAATAAATTTATTAAATATGATACAAAAATAAAAGCTATAGAATTTTCTATAGCTTTTATTAAACCATTTGGAAATATGAACTTTCTAAATCATAATCATATAATTTAATCATTCTAAATAATTTATCAATATTATCTTTTGAAATTTTAAAAACTAAGTTTTTATTTCTTTGTCTTCCTATTTCAGAACCACTTCTAGAAATTCTTCCGATAATATCCACAATAATAATATCTTGCTTTAATAATTCTATAAATTTATCAAATGAAATAAGTTTATATATTATTATTTTGTAATATCTAAAATGTGGAATATCGTCTATAACTTCTTTACTTGTATAGACAAGTGCTAGAGTAGAAAGTTTTAATTCTAGAATGGTTTTAATTGTTTCAAAATTTATAAAAGCTTCTTTTTCAATTAAATTATCTAAAGTATCATATACAGCAAGATATATTTTTTGTTCTTTTTCAGATACTTCAAGTTTAAAATAATATTTACCATTTATTAATATTTTTTTGTTGCAGCTTAAATTTGAATTTAATATTTTCTTATCTTTATATATGATGTCATTTCTACCATATTTATTTAATATTTTATTCATCTGGTAAAGCGATGGACCGTCAAAAGATTTTGAAAATAGTGTGATAGGATAACGACTGAATCTTTGAGTGCATTTTATTTCTATATCTTTATAATCAGGAAAAAACATGCTGTCGGCTTTTTTATCTAGTAATGATTCAAAAGTTAATCCAGCTGAATTAGTATAATTATTTATTCCTTGTATCCACTTTGATTTAGAAATAACTTTAAATTTTTTTAACAATTCTTCATAATTTTCTTCCATAACAACTTTTAGTGCTTAATCAATTTATTTTAGTTATAGATAATAGGGTGGTCGTAGAATGAGTTCAGAAGATCCACCTATAATTTGTAATAGCAGAATAAGAGCAAAAAAAAAGAAGAACTCTTTTTACTACTCTTAAGTGGTGCGAGTGAAGGGACTTCGTATCAAATTTATCATAAAGCCTTTAAAAACAAAGGGAAAACTCGTATGCTGTATAGCTTTGGTCTTGTTTTTGGTCTTGTTTTAAATTATTCTTTTTAAAATCGTTTATAAAATTGTTATAATTGTAATAATCTTCAGGAATAATATGAGTATAAGTTTTTAAAGTTTCTGATATACTTGCATGTCTCATTCTTTTAGAAATATATGGTAATGGTAGTTTCATAGAAAACATCCAAGAAGCAAATGAATGTCTAAAGTCGTGTTTTCTAAACTCAGGAGATAGACCTGTTTTTTTTATATATTTATTTATAGCATTATCAATAGCATGTTCTGATATAGGTTTTTCTTTTCCAAAAATAAACCAATTATTACTAAACCCTTTTTCTTTCATACATTCTTTTTTATATTTTTTTAATTTGTTATTTAGACTTTCATCTAAAGGAAGATAATCTTTTGAAGCAGGAGTTTTCGGCTCTTTTAATCTTCTAGGCCCGTTTCCTTTTTTAGTAAGTGTATAATTGACTTTTAATCTCGAATTTTCCTCATCATAATCTACCCATCTAAATGCCATAAGTTCCCCAGGTCTTGGACCTTCAGAAAAGAAAATATCAAACATTAGATTATATTTTTTATTTTCTTCAGTTAAATTCATAAGCTTCAAATAATCATTATATGATATTATATTCCATTTTTTGTTTCTTTTTTCAAGAGTTCTTTGTTTTTTAGTTCCAAATAACCCAACTTGTTTAGGGTAATTTTCATCTACTATCTTTTTATTTACTGCAAGTTGAAACATTTCACAAACATATCGATGTATTTCATTTAAAAATTTTAAACTGTAATTATATTTTTTAGGAACACCAAACTCATCTTTTCCTTTTTCATAGGTATCGTTTATTTTAAAATCTTGCCATTCTTTATATTTTTCTTGTGTGTATCTAACAACAAGATTTTTTCCTTCTGTTTTTAAAAAATGAGCAGTAGTGTCTTTTCTTATCAAATATAATGAATCATCATCTATCTTTTTGTTTTTTGAAGTTATATATATTTCAAAAAGTTCATTGATAGTTAATTTACTATTAACAGTTTTTTGGGATTCTTTAGCAACAGAACTATTAATCAATCTATTTTCTTCTGCTTGTGCTAATTTTTTTCCCTCATTTCCTAACCAGTTTTTATTTCTTCTGGTAATTTGTTTTGAAACTCCATTAGAATCTTTAATGTATGTTCTAATGTAGTACCTCCATTGACCGTTAACTTTTTCATCATATCTGCATATAGCCATAATTTTCTCCTTTCTTTAACAGCCGATGACATTCTAACATAAAATTGATAAAACATCCATCAAACTCGGCTAGTTTTTTTTAATTTGTTAAAAAAAGTTTAGCAAAAAAGTTACTGTACTTTCACTGTACATAAAAAAAGAACATATAATGTTCTTTTTATAAAAGGTAAATATTTATTTAATTTTGTTTTTTTTAATTGTAAAAAATATAGATTTGTGATATAGTCAGTTCATAGGGTAAGAGAGTGATATACTCTATGTTGGATAAAAAAAGAGAATTAGGTTCGATCCTCGAAAAATTGAAACCTAATCCCCAAGCGACCAACGAATACATTTTGTACTCATTGTCTTTTTTGTGCCTTGAATGTATGCAAATATATTGTTTGCAAGTGCATTTTTTTCGACACGATTTAATTATAACAAACAAATAAAATATAGTCAATATAGTTTGTACGAAATGTGTTTATGCTCACTCATTTGATAAAGAAAGTGAGGTGAAATGTAAAAATGCAAATTATAAAAACCATTGATAGCTATTTTTATAAAGCATTAGGAACTCAAATTAGAAACATACGACAGGAGAAAAATATAACACTTACTGAAGTTGCTAGTAAAACTGGTTATTCCAGACCACTTATTGATAGGTGGGAGTTAGGTCTTGCTAAAATAAAGCCTTGTCAATTTGAAATATTGTGTGATGTTTTGGATGTATCAAAACTAATAAAGGTAGATGTTAAAATTGGAATTTGAAAATTATATAGCTGATATTAAATATGAAGAAAAAAAGATGGAGGAACTTATGGAGCAAGAAAATAAATCACCAGCAGTATTGTTTTATACTAGTGATTTTTTAACAACAACAAGAACAATGAATTATAGTGAAATCGGTATGTTTATTACTTTATTATGCTTACAACATCAAAATGGTCATTTATCTGAATTAGATATGTTAAATATTTGTGGTAAACACATTGAAAGAGTCTTTGATCTTTTTGTTAAAGACTTAGATGGAAAATACTACAATATTAAGTTTGAAGATGAGTGTCTAAAAAGAAAGAAATATGTTGAAAGTAGAAGGGCTAATCGTACCAAAAGAACATATGTTAAACATATGGAAAATGAAAATGTAAATGAAAATATAAATGAATATGTAAATGAAAATAAATATAGTAATAGTTTAAAAGAAACATTGATGTCATGGTTAGAATATAAACTTCAAAGAAATGAAAGTTATAGAGAGTTAGGTTTTAAGTCTTTATTAACTCAAATCAAAAATAAAATTAGTAAATTTGGCGAAGAAAAAGTTATTGATATTATACAACTTAGTATGTCTTCAAATTACAAAGGCATAATTTGGGATAAAATTCAAAATGATGTTCAGTATAAGTCGAAATCAAACTATGATTTAGGACAGGAAGTTTTGAAAGAATTAAGAGAAAACTAATGGATAGAAAACAAGTTGGAGATATTTTAGAAAAAGTACAAATACATAGACAATCATTTTTAATAACAAAACCAGTATTAAATGAATGGACTAGAGTATTAGAACCTTATGACTTTGATGATGTAAATAAAAAACTAGATGAATATTTTAAAGACTCAGATAATTTTGGGAGATATCCTGATGTATTTTACTTAGTAAAGTTTTTGAAAACGATTGAAGAAAAGAACGATATTATTATCCCAAAAATTATTTGCAAAATTTGTAGAAAGAAAGTAAATTATGAAGATTATAATAAACATTTTGGAAGATGTAGTTCTATTGAATATTTGGAAGAAATGTCTAAAAGGTACTTAGAAAAAGATTTGAATAAAGAAAAATTATATTCAATGGATGACTTAACATTTGAAAAAAATTATTATGAAATTTGTAAAAGGATTTATGAAAAGATGCCTGATGGATTTCCAAAACATTTATTAGAAAATGTTTTACTGACTTATGTTGGTAAATTGCCAAATTATAAGTTAGATGAAATTACGGAGGACTTATTTAATGATAGAATTAGTTGATTTATCAAAATGGAAAAAGCAAAAAGAAATTTTAGATGAATTATATTCAAAATACAATATAAATATTTCATCAAGAACTTGGCGCAGTCAGGTTGAAAAATGGAATAAGAAATGGGGAGAAGGTTTGGTTGAATATTGTATAACTCATTCACCTAATTACGGTTTTAAAGCAACTACTGACTTTAAGGATGTAATGGTTGGAATAAAAGATTATGAATCCAGAATAAAAAAAATGTATTTAACAAAAAGAAATTTGATTCAGGGATTTATAAAAAAATTTAATTTAAAAATAGATTTAGAAACAGGAGAAATAATATGAGAATTAGTGATACTGAATTAGATGAACTGTTAGAGAAAAAATCTGCAAGAAGAGTTATAGGATTACATTGTAGTCTAAAAATAAATTTAACTGGAAAACAATTAACAAGAGTATTAAAAATTAAAAATGGTGGTGTTAAATGAATAGTGTATTAAAAAAACTTTTTGAAATACAGCAAGAATTAAAAGTGCCAAAAAATCAAAGAAATAATTTTGGTAATTATAATTTTAGAAATTGTGAAGATATTATGGAAGCTAGTAAGCCAGTATGTAAAAAACATAATTGTTTATTGACTTGTAGTGATGAAGTGATTTATATAGGTGATAGATATTATATAAGAGCTACTGCTACTTTATATGATTTGGATTCTAATGAATGTGTTTCAGCTACTGCAGAAGCAAGAGAAGAAGAAACTAAAAAAGGAATGGATGCTAGTCAAATAACAGGAGCAAGTTCTAGTTATGCTAGAAAGTATGCTTTGAACGGTTTGTTGCAACTTGATGATAATAAAGATGCTGATACAAATGAATATCAAAAACAACAAGCAAAAAAAGAATCATTATCTAAAAAAAATGTATCAATGATTACTGATGAACAAATAAAATTAATTCATGTTTTATTTGGAAAAATAGAAAAAAATGAAAAACAAGTATTTAAGAATTTTGATAATTCGGTCGCCAAACTTAATGTATATAAAAAGTTTAAAATTAACTCATCAAAAGAATTAACAAAGGATAAAGCTAAAGAGTTGATAGAGTTACTTCAAAATAAACTTGGAATTAAGGATAATTAATATTGTTTAGTTTAAAATGTGGTGACTGTTTAGAAATATTAAAAACTATACCTGATAAAAGTATTGACCTTATTTTATGTGATTTACCTTATGGAACAACTGCTAGTACTTGGGATAAAGTAATATCGATTGAAAAGTTGTGGCTAGAGTATGAAAGAATAATAAAAGATGATAGAGCTATAGTTTTATTCTCTAGTGGTACATTTACTACTAAATTAATTAATAGCAATATCAAACTTTATAGATACAAATGGATATGGGTAAAAAGTAATTCTACAAACTTTGTAAATGCAAAAAATAAACCTATGTCTAAGTATGAGGAAATATGTGTTTTTTCAAAAGGCACAACTGCAAATGGTAGTAAAAATAAAATGATATATAATCCACAGGGATTAATTAAGATAGAAAAAATTATAAAATCAGGAAAAAGTAGATTTGGAACTATTGCTGGTAATAGACCTAGCCATAAAGAATTTTTTAATAGAGATTATACTAATTATCCTAATGATGTGTTGACTGAATATAAGGAAGATTCAGCTAGAAATAAATTACATACAAATCAAAAACCAACTTCATTATTAGAATATTTAATAAAAACTTATTCTAATAAAGGTGATGTAGTTTTAGATAATTGTATGGGTAGTGGATCTACTGGAATTGCCTGTTTAAATACTGATAGGGATTTTATAGGTATAGAAATTGATGAAAAATATTTTGAAATAGCAAAAGAAAGAATAGAGGGGAAAATAATTGAAAATAACAAACAAATTAAACTTACCTAAACAATTAGTAGAATTGGTAAATAGTAATTATAAACCAACACCTCATCAATATTCTTGCACAACTATATTAAAACCAACTAGACAAATCATTCTTGAAAGAAGATATAGTGAATCAATTGAACAAGATGTATCAGATATGTGTTGGATGATATTTGGAATTGCTGTGCATAGTGTTATAGAAAATGCTACCGAAGATGATGGTCAATTCAAAGAAGAAAAATTAAAAGTTGATTTAGGGAAGTATTGGGAAGAATTAAAAGGTTATTATTTAAGTGGTAGATCGGATATGATAGATTTGTTAGAAAAGAAAATAACAGATTGGAAAACTTGTTCTGCTTGGAAAATATTGTTTAAAGATTTTGAAGACTGGAGAAAAGAAATGCTAATTTATGCTTGGGCAGTAAAAGATATAGGGTTTGATATAGATAAAGCTGAAGCTATTGCATTTATTAAAGATCATAATAAAACAAAATCAAAAATAGATTCTCAATATCCTAAATTACCAATATGGGTAGAAAAATTTAAATTTACTGAAAAAGAATTTGAAAATATAAAAAAATTTATATTTGAAAAGTTTATAGAACTAAAAAATAATGAAAATGTAGAAGATGATAAACTTCCATTATGCACTGATGAAGAAAGATGGAAGGATAAAACTAAATATGCTGTAAAAAAAATAAAAAATAAAACAGCAACTAAATTACATGATAGTTATGAAGATGCAAAGGAACATTTAGATAATTTAGAGAAAGATTTTCCTAATGTATATGAAATTGAAGTTAGAGAAGGTCAAGATAAGAAATGTTTAGAATATTGTTCTTGTTGTAAATTTTGTAGTTATTGGAAAGAAAATTATGGAAAGAAGGAATTAGAATGAAAAGATATAGAGTAAGTGTGCCTATTACATACTGGATAGGAACTTTAATTATAGGAACTGGTGAAATTGAAATAAAGGCTAAAACAGCAGAAGATGCTTATAAATATATACAAACAAAAAAATGTTGGGATAGACTTAAGAAAGAAAAAAACTTTAAATATAAAAAATATGAACCAACAGGAGAATTTGATATAGATATACCTAATATAGAAATGGAGGAAATAGAATAATGAATAAATTTATAGGTATTGGAAGATTAACTAATGATATTGAATTAAAAGAAACTAATAATGGTAAACTTTATACAAAAAATTCTTTAGCAATTAAAAATGATTTTAAAAATGTAAACGGACAGTATGACACTGAATTTATAAATATAGTAGTATGGGGAAAATCTGCTGAAATTTTATGTAATTATTCCTCTAAAGGAATGTTGATAGCAGTTGAAGGAAGAGTATGTACTAGAGATTATGATAAAAACGATGGTACAAAAGGTTATATTACTGAAATTATATGTGAAAAAGTTAAGCTATTAGAAAACAAAAAGGAAAATAATAAAAAAACAGAAAACAATGATATTGATCCGTATGCTGAATTTGGTGAACAAATAGATGTAGAAGATAATTTTTTGGATTAATTAGGTAAAATTTATGGATTGTATAAAATATATAAACGATTTAGATATAGAAATATCTATTTTGGAAGATTTAAAAAATAATGGAGCTACAGATATTGATGATATAAATGAAAAAATTAGAAGAAAAAAAATAGTATTAGAAAGATGTAAAAATAATTTATCAAAATTATCTGATAATCAAGTATGCTATAGAATTTATTTATATATTTTAAATGGTATGTCTGTTAGTAGAGCCATAGAAAAAGTAGCTGAAGAAAATTTATATAATGATGTAAAACCTTCTTCAACAGAAGCAATATGGAAATATTATTATCCAAATTTGAAAAAAATTCTCAATGTACAGTGAAAGTACAGTAGATTATTTGATATAGTGTTATCGTAATAGAGATATTACAGGAAATCAATTTGACTCCTTTCTTGATTTCCTCCTTATATTGTTGGGTAGACAAGTGGTAAGTCATCAGCCTTTGAAGCTGTTATTCGTTGGTTCGAGTCCAACCCCAACAACCATAAAAAGAATAGAAGGGATTTGCTTATGAATTTATTAGAAAAATTATTAAATGAGAAAAAAACTGAAAATGGTGATGTTTCATATAAAACAACAGGCAACAACTTAACTGATTTGTTATTTATGACACCATATTTTGAAAAAAACTTAAATCAAGTTAAAATTGGAACTAGTGATAAAGAAAAATTATTTTCAATGTTTATTCGTGATCCAAGATTTGGGTTAGGAAAAAGAGATTTGGGTAGAAAACTTATGAAGTTATCTAATGTTTCTTCAGATGATATTGTTTTGGCTGGTAGATATGATGATTTATTTCACATAGCTAGAAACGATTGTATAGAAAAACTTCACGAAGAATTAGTATTAGGAAATGAATTAACTAAAAAATGGATGCCTAGATTAACTGGTAAAGATAGAAAAATAGCTAAAATTTTTTGTAAACTTTGGGATTTAACTGAAAAGGAATATAGAAAATTAATTAAAACTGATAAAACAGTAGAATATAAATTATCTTATGCTGAAGTAGATGAAGTTAAAGAACTTACTAGATTAGGACCAATCTTTGGTGAGAAACCTGTAATTTTATATAAACATCCATTGGTTTGTGAAATAGATTTTGAACAAGTTCCTAGTTTAGCGATGCATAAATACTTAAATGCTTTTTCTACTAGAGAAGATTTAAAAGAAAGATTTAAAGAATATATAAATAGAGTTAAAGAAAATAAAGCAAAAGTTAATACTTCAACTACTAATGTGGTGGATGCTTATAAAACCTCTAAAAAAAGTTTGTCTAATGTAGAAGAAAATGCTGATGTTATTGCTAAAAAAACTTTAGAAAATGCAACATTAGATGTTAAATTAAATTGTATTCCTATTTTAGATACTTCTGGTTCTATGTATTGGAATAATGGAAATATAAATATTGGTGAAAAAGCAACAGCAATAGCGCATGCTTTAGCTATTAATTCTACATATTGTCCTAATCAAGTAATATCATTTAGTTCAAGTCCTAAATTAATGACAATTAAAGGAACTACTTTAAAAGAACAATATAAATCATTATATACTGGTGATTGTTCAAATACTGATTTTAAAAAAGTAATGGAGATTTTAAGAAAACTAGAAGAATACCCAGAATATTTGGTAGTACTTAGTGATATGGAATTTGATTATGGATCAAATCAATCAAAAAAAGAAACTATGAAAATATTTAAAGAACATGGAGCAAATACAAAAATAATTTGGTGGAATTTTAATGATAGAAATAAAACTGCTCCTGAATTTGATGAATATGGAAATATCTATATATCAGGTTATAATTTACAAATATTAAAATTATTAGAAAATAATTTTGATATGACAAGTTACATAGATAAAATATTAGATGAATATAGAAAGAAAGTAGGTAAGTAAATGATTTCTGATAATAATATAATTTTTTCAAACTTAATTTATACTCCTTTTAGAAGTAAAGGTGAAGTAGATATAGAAAGATATATAATCAATACAAATGCGACAATTATCTTTTGGGATGATAATACTAAGACAATTAGTAAAAGGCATAATGAAGATGCTTTTGATAAAGAATTAGGTTTCTTATTTGCCTATTACTATAAAAAATGTGGATTAACAAAAGCATCAAGAAAAAGATTATTAGAATGTGTAGATTATTCAAAAATAAAAACATTCTTATTTGAAATGTTTGTTAAGGATAGTAAAAAAACTCCAGAACAAGCTAGAAGTTATTTGAAAAATTTAGAAGTTGCATAATTATATAAAGACTATTTCAGCAAATAAAAAGAGTTAGGTAAGTCAATTCAATGTTAATGAATAGTATGTTGGTTCAAATCCAGCCCAATCAATTTGGTTGGTAGGCAAAGTATTAAGTAGTCTTGTTAAAGTAATTATTATATAAATGCACATTACAGCAAAACAAATTAGGTATAATGTATACCTCAGTAACTCAATGGGTAGAGTGTCAGTCTGAAAAACTGAAAGTTTAAGGTTCAAATCCTTACTGGAATATATAGTGCATTGTTTATAATAAATAAAATGAAAAGGTCATACAGCAAATAATAAATAGTCGTTTAATATGGGATTAAAAAAGACACTGTACTTTTAATACAGACAATAAGACCTTTGATTAATTTTTGTTTATTAATTATATTTATTTAAAAAATTTTTAAAAGCACATTACAGCAATATAAATGAAAATAATGATAGTTATTATTTTGTACAAATAAACCTCCTTTCTTAAATAAAAAATTTGTTATTCGGATTGTGCTTTGTTAAAAACAACCTCCTTCCTAGAACACACTACTTTAATAAGTAGTGTACTGAGTAATATAGTAAAACTGGTAAATTTCTCATAGGGAAAGCCACCCCTACACCGTATGGTTACCAAGTGGTGCTTAAGAGCTATATGTGGGTAACGAGTAATGAGAATGTTCTATATTATTTGGTACAGTACCTATTAAGGTACTAACCCCATAGGCATCACCTCCTTTCTACAAAGATGTCAAAAAAAGAACATAGATTGTTTCTATGTTCATTATTGCTACCGAGTGAAACGGATATATCACGACAGGCTCATACCCTGTAAATAGCGAGTTCGACTCTCGTGGGAGCAACCAATATTGTCAAGTAATTCAGTAGGTTAGAATGTTTGCCTGATATGCAAAATGTCGTAAGTTCAAATCTTACCTTGACAACCAAATGCTCGGTTAGGCAAGTGGTTAAGCCCTATGTCTTTCTAACATATATCAAGAGTTCGATTCTCTTACCGAGTACCAAATATAAAATTTAAAGGGAGCAATTAAAGCTCTTTTTTTAGTAGGTGATTTTATTAAAAATAGTGGAAAAAGATTTGAAGATAACTGGAAGAAAAGTATTCCTAAAGATATATTTTATTATAGACTAAAAGACAGTAGTTCAAGTTGGAATAATGGAGAAAAAGCTAGATTTACTCCTTCTAATATATGTGACTGTTTTGTATTTGAGGGAAAAAATTTACTAACTTTAGAATTAAAAAATACTAATACAAAATCTTTACCTTATAGCAATATAAGAAAACATCAAATAGAAGATCTATTATGGGCAGGTGCTTTTTATAAAGTAATATCTGGATTTGTAATTAATTTTGATACTTTAGATGAATGTTATTTTGTTGAAATAAACGATTTTAAACGATATTTTGATGAAAATAATAGAAAATCCTTGCCTGTAGACTATTGTCGCTCTAATGCCCTTAAAATTGAAAATAAAAGGCTAAAAATCAATAAACAATATAATGTTGAGAAATTTTTGAAGGATGTGAGTAATTATGTCATACATAAGCAAGTATGATTTAAAGTTTTTGACTTTAATGAATAGAAAGTATAATAAAGAATTTGATTTTTTTGATGATTATATCTTATGGCTTTATTATGATTATTATAAAGAAGATAAAGAAAAGTATTATCATCAATTAGAAAAAGACCTGTGGGATTATGTTGATTTCCAAAGTGGTAAAGAAAGAGAGAATAGAGATAAAATAAAAAAGGAAGTAGTAAAATGAATAATAGTTCAAAAACAAGAGTAAAAAATAATGACTCCAATAAAATTAAACAAATGGAATTAGTGAATGATATTAAAGAAAAAACTAAAGATTTATTATTACCATCTATTTATAAAAAAATGGAATCTGTTGCTGAATTGATTAAAGAAAAAGTTTCTAATAATAATGGTTTAACTGTATCTCAAATATTACCTTTAATTACAAAAAGAAGTAGGGAAGATATAGCTTGTATTCAAAATAAAAGTTATACTTCTTATGAATTGGGAGAAGCATTAAATATTTATATAGATATGATTGCAGAAATAAATAAAATTTGTAAATTTCCACCAAGTAAAGGTTCATTTTGCGCATTATTAGGAATAACAAGAAAAACTTATGATAATTATTTATGTGATCCAGAGAAAGTTGATGTAATGGGATTAATAGATGATTATATAACAACTACAGCTTTAACATCAGCGCAATTAAGAGAATTAGATTCAATAACAACTATGTTTTCATTAAAAGCGCAACATGGATTTGTAGAAGCTCAAGCACCAATGGTAATAGAGCATAAGAAAACAACTGATATAGATACAATTAATGCTCAATTAGAGGCTTTGAAAGGGAATAAGATTATAGATGCAGATTATGAGGAGAGTGAATAAATGAAGATAGGAAAAGATATAGGATTTGAAAGAATAAGAAGAGTTACAGGTTATTTGAGTGGTGATGTTAGTAGGTTTAATAATGCAAAAAGAGCAGAAGAAAAAGATAGGGTAAAACATACTAGAGAGGAAGATAAAAAATGCAAGAAGTAATGTTAATAGTAAAATATATATCTTTAACTTTAATGTGGCTTTTAGTTGGATTATTTTTTATGTATTTAATAATTGAATTTATTAAAAGCAACAAATAAAAACAATCGTATGATTGTTTTATTTTTGTCTCTTTGCAACATCACAAAGTGCACACCACATAGCAAGTACTACAATTATAATGGCCATGTATGTTCCATTCTAATATTATTTAATATAGTTTTATAGTCTTTTGTATTGTACTTTTCATAACATTTTTTAATATCTCTTGTGAAAGTATCTCTTGGGAATCCACTTTTTATTGTTGCTTTCATTTGTCCTATTTCTTTATTTATCATTAATTCTAAAGTGAATATAAAGTTATCTTTACTTGCTTTATCACTTCTTGGATGACCTATAATTTTTCCCTCGGCTCTTGCTTTTTCCATACCATTTTTTGTACTCCTACTAACTTCAACTAATTTTAAACAATCCTTATATAAAGTATTTATGAAGATCATGTCTTGCATATATAATCTACTTAATGATAATTCAACTGTTTCGTTTGGTAGGGGAGCACTTATAAATTCATTCATAGCATCTTCACATATTAATAAATTTACACCTTTATATTTATAAAAATACCATTCTTTTTTTATGTTTTCATACCCCTCATTATCAAATCCACGACCTAATCTATTTAAATCACTTATAATTAAATAATCATTTTCTTTTAATATGTTTCTTACACAATTATATTCCTTCCTATTAAGTCTTTTTCCAGTATATTTATCACAATATATATTGTTTATACAAATTGATATATTTTTTTTCTTTAACCATTTATATAATTCTATAATTTGTCTACTAAATTCTTGTTCTCCAGTAGAAACTCTAAAATAAGCATATAATTGTCTTTTATATAAACTGAAAAAAGTATTTTCAGTAGTAAAATATTTTTTAATATCTTTATATTTATCACTTTCTGTTAATAAATCTAATATTTCTAATATTTCTTCTATCATTTTAATTCAAAATTGTGTGTTATTTCAGTAATAATCATTTCTCTTGCTCTTGTTTTTGCATAAAATATATCAAAATCGCAAAGAAATTCTTTATTTTCTATTGTACCTATTAAAGAATAATCATTTGTAGGTAGTGAATCTTCGTTATAATATAAAGAAATTTTATAATTATAAAATTCTTCTTTTAAATATTTAATTATTTCATTTTTATTTTTAAATCTTTTATTTATTAAAGTATATAAATAATTTATAATTTCAATTTTCATACATAACTCCTTTTTTATATTCTTCTTCATCAATTAAACCTAATTCAAATTCAATATCATAATCTCTTATTCTAAAATAATTTATATCATCTTTTGTAAATCCTATTTCTTCATATACTTCCATTTCTTCCTCATAACCCATTATATTTACTAACATTTTACTTAAATAGGTTAGTGTTTTAAATAATAAATCTTCATGATGTTTTAGTTCTTCAATTCTTTTTATATCCATATAATTAACTCCTTTATTTAAAATAAATATCTTTAACCTCTAAATTATCCTTTAATAATTCTTTTTCTTCTAATTTTTGTATTAAATTTAATAGTTCTTTAAAATTTTGTTCTGTTTTAGTTATATCAATTTCAATAACCATATTTTTTAAAGTACCTTTTTCAAATATTTTGTATTTTTCTTTCATTTTTACACCCATTCTAAAACTTTAAATTTTTTTGTTACTAATTCTTCTTTTTCAACAATTTTACAGTTTTTTAGCATATATTTACAAGTATCTAATAATCTATCACATAATTTATCAAATTCTTGTACTAGTTCAACTTGTTCTTTTAACTTATCTTTATAATATTTTAAACCACCATAAGCATACATAATATCAGTTTTAAATTCTTCATAAGTATCATTTGAAGTTATATAATAATCTAAAACATGATCGTTTTTGTTTTTATTTCCTAAAACTAAATATCCAGCACTTCTTCCGTTAAATCCTACACTATAATTCTTGTGTTTTTGTTCCCATTCCTCAATTATTGAATTAATTGTGTAATAATTATCTAATCTCAATAGTTCTAAAAGTTCATAATCTAAACCTAAATTATAAAGTTTTACATTATTAGCAATACTATATAATCCATTCCAACTACTCATAGTCCAATATTCAAAATGTTTTTTTAGAAATTCAAACATTTCTTTATTATTTCTTTTATTTACTTTCTTGTAAAACATAAATATACCTCCATGTATTTTTAAATTTCTATTTTATAATTATTATTAATAATATTATCAATAATATGTTTTTCAAATTCAAATAATCCAATCCAATCATTTATAATTAGATTTTCAAAATTATATGAATCCAATTCTATAATAAGTTTTATTTCTTTATTTTCTTTATTTTCAATAACATAATTAAAATCATATCCCTTATTATCTTTAAATATTTTGAAATATTTATTTTCATATATTTTTTTTAACATTTGTACCACCTTAAATAATTTTATTCATCCCAACTAGTCCAGAAAAAATCATCTTCATATTTCTCATGTAATTCTTTCCATTCTTCTTCGGTATAGTGTTTATGTAAACATTCATCACTACAATAATAATCAAAATCACTTGTTATATATCCACTTGTCATTTTGTTTTTACATTCACTACAAGTTCGTGTATGTTCTTCTTCATACTCAATAGAACTATTAAGCATATTTTGTAGACTATTTAATGTGTTTTGCATTTCTTCATAATCATAATTACAAATTTCTTCCAATTCTATATATAATTTTTCATTACTCATAATTTATTCTCCTTAATTTCTAACTATAATATTAAAAGAATTATCTATTTCTATATAAAACTCGTTTTCTTTCCAAATTTCCATTGAAAGTTCTTCATATATCCCATCTGATATTTCATTTCCAAAATAAATACTAGTTTCAACATTTAAATAGTCTAAATAATCTAATTCTTCTTGTAATTCTTTTAAAGTTTTTTTATCTTTTTTATATTCTTTTAGAATATTTTTTAAATCTTCAAAATTGCTTTTATTCATATTAATCCCTCGTAAAAGTTGCATTTTCAAATTGTCTAACATAATTTTCTTTTAAATCCCAACTTTGTATAAATCTTAAACTACAACTATTATTGTATAATTCTTCTAATTTTTCTAATTCATATAATTTATACCCATGTTGTAGTGCTCCTACAATATCATCATCATTTTTTAATATATATATTTTATGACATCCATCATAAGCAACTAAGTTTCCTATTATTTCTATATTATTTACTTTCATTTTTTTTCATCCTTTCTAAAAAATCTTTTTTATCTTTTTCATTAACTAATTCTACATATACGATAGTGTATAGGTCGTAATCATAATCAGTATAAGATAATTTAATTTTCATATTTAATATCTTTTTTGTTAACTTAATAGGGGAGTTATAGTTTCCCTCTAAATCTTTATATCCTAATTCATAACAATAGTTATCTATCAATAAATGACTATTATTAAATCCCATATCTAATAAATCTTGAATACTCATTTCTTCGGTTTCTAAATCATTTAAACATTCATTTAAATATTCCTTAAAAGTACATTCATAATTCCATAATAATCTTTCTTTATTCATATTTTCACTCCTTTTAATCTTCTTCAATGAATAGGTCATCATAATCTACATCTATATTAAAATCGTATTGTAGATTTGATAATATTAATCCTACAATATAACCTCTAAAATCTTCAAAACAAGTTATATCTTGACTTTCTTTTTGTTCTTCATTCAATTCATTATATATATTTTTTAAATTATTTAAATCAATTAACATTAATAACACCTCTTTATATTATAAATATCTTCTTCTTTTATCTTATTTTCTTTTAACCATTTTTCTAATTCTTCTATAAGATTATGAATATTAGAGTATTCATAAATCATAACTTCATTTCTATATTTTCCTTTTTTTAATATAGTTAATTCAAACATTCTTCCACCTCATTAAAATACTTCAGTATAATCATGTATATTAAAATTATCATCTTTTAAATATTCGTTCCAATGTTCGCAAATTATATCACTAATTTGAGAAATTTGGATTTGGGTATCTAAATAATAGTCATGTACTATTTCAGCTATTTCCATTTTTTTATCCATTGAACATTTTTTGTTTAACCATTTCAAAGAGTGTTCAACACTATCTAAACAAAATAATTTTGTTATATTAAAGTTTTTCATTCTTTTTAATTTTTTATATTCTTCAATTACTATATCTTTATTTTTCATATTATCATCTCCTCATTTATTGAAAAAAGTTTTATAGTTCAAAAAGTTTTTTTGCTTGAAAAAGTTTTATGTTTGAAAGAAGTTTTATACTTCTTCAAACTATGATTTAGGCGTATATTTCGCCACCATCATTAATTTCATTTAATTGTTTTATAAGTTTTTCTATTTTGTAATTAGTCAATATTGTTTCATCATTCCAGTATTTATCAATTAATTGACATTTTCCTAATAAATAACTACTTGCTTCTAATACTACAAGCAACATGAATTTTTCAGGATTATCAAACATATTAAAATTGCTCAAATAGTCTTGGTCAAAGTTGAAGTTTAATTCTTCCCAAACTTCGCCAATATCATCATAATATTTTTTGATGAATTCTTTTGCTTGGTATGAATTGTATGTTATAGTCCCATCAATATTTTCGCTTTCCCATAATTCGTATGATAAATCACAACCATAAAATTTCCTGTTTTCATCTTTTAAGTATTCTAATTTTTCAATTAAACTATCTATAATATATTTTTTCATAATACCACCTATAAAAAAGAGCGAGCAGAAATTCTACTCGCCATCCTCTCTTTTACTGGACAAGAATGTAAGTTTTTCCGCACATACGATGACTTTATCATCTTTTGTTTGTAATCTTCCTTTAATTCCCACTAGGTCGCCAGTAGTAAGATATTCAAAAGCATTTTCGCTTAATGATTTAAACAACTGAATTGTTATAAAATCATTTTCATACTCTCCATCAGTGTTCTTGTATGCTCTAGGCACTGATATTATAATTTTGTCTTTCTTTTCTTCTTCAGGAATACTTGTTATTCTTCCTACTAAAACTACTTGATTTAACATATTTTATCATTCCTCCTCATTACATTGACAAGTTATTCTATAACTTGACTTTTTAAATCAATTAATTTATAATGAGATATAGAAAGGGAGCACTCCTTTTCTAGTGTCTACTATAAAAATGGCAGACATGCTTATTCAGTGGATTATTTTTTGAAGTTGTGGCGACCGATAAAATAATCCTTTTTTTTGTTTGTTTTCCTTTTCATATCTCTATATGTATTATACCAAAAATAGTGCAATTTGTCAATCATTTAATGATAGTTTAGCCCTTATTTTACAAGGGTTTTTGTGTATTTTCTATCATTAAAATATACTTATTTTTTTATTAATTATTTTATTAAAATATAACAAGTTTTATTATGTTTTCCTAAATCAAAAAAACAAACTTAATTTGTTATTTTTTTATTATTTTATAATATATCATTCATTTTAATTATTAATTTTTTTTATCCTTTTTTATCCCTTATTTTATAAGGTTTTATCTATCATTGAAACGACCGTTTTAGTGATGATAGCCCCATCCCTATATTTTTTGAGGGTAGGGGGTATTTACTTACTTGCTTAAATATATATAAAATTACAAAAAGCAGAAATTAATCTGCTCTATAAATTGTAATTTGTAATAAGCTATAACTATTTAATCTATAGTTATTTTAATATTCCCTGTATCAGTAATAATTTCACATTTTTCATCTGTTATTACTTTTGGAACATCAACATTACCTGTATCGCTTTCAGCAAAAATTACTTTATCAGTAAGTAAGTTACCTGTAACATTTCCTGTATCTGTTTTAACAAAAATATCACTAGCATCACTATCTTTAAATTTAACATTTCCTGTATCTGTTTCAATTTTAAATTTTTCTGCCGCTATTACATTTTCCAATAAAATATTTCCAGTATCTGATTCGGAAAATAAATTTTTACATTTAGTATTAACAATTTTTAGATTTCCCGTTGAAGTAGATAAATCAAGCTTATTAGCATTTATGTTTTCAATATGAATATTTCCTGTATCAGATTCCATAATAAGTTTACCATATTCACTTTTTGGTAGATATACAGTTATTTTAGATGCACTAATCCCTATATGTTCATACCATTTTCTATTATCATCAACTTCAATTAATAAAGTATTCTCTTTTATATTAACTGTGTGTTTTATATTTTTGTGTTCTTCACAAATAATCAAAGTGTTTAAATTTTCAGAAAGCACAAAATCAATATCAGCAGTATCAGTGAAAATTTTTATATCCTTAAAAGTTTCTTCAATTTCATATTCATTGGCTTCTAACTTAACTGTTATTGATAAACTATATAAAATGACACTTACAACTAATAACAAACAAAATGTTATGGCAATCCATATAATTGTTTTTTTCATAATTAATCCTCCATTCAACAAATTACTATTTACTTAAATTACTAATTGAATAAACCATTAATGCTACACCTAGACCAAATAATGCACATCCATACCATTCATTTAATTGATTAGCAAAGAAACCAATTATACCTCCACCTACAGCACATAACAACGCATATAAAAATTTCTTCTTTTTCATAACGATTCTCCTTATATTACTTTTTATTATTCTTTTCTTTATTTAACCAAACAGTTCCTAAACACATAAAGGTGGAACCTAAGCATAAATATAATATTCCCATACTGTTATTTCTATCCATAAAATTAATTATTGAAACTATATAGAAACATACAGATGAAAAATAATTTAGTGTAGATACTATTTTGTTAGTATTATCTTTTTTATTTTTCATTATATCAACCTCATTTTCATTATATCATAATAATTTTAAAAAAAGTTAAAAAAATTGCTCTACGTACAGTGAAAGTACAGTAACTTTTTTGGTATAGTGTAGTCGAATTAAATATGTAGGTACTCAAGTGGTTTAAGAGGCAATAGTGCAAATATTGTATTCATGAGTTCGAATCTCATCCTGCATTCCATTAAATATATTAAATAGGGTGTGTTTACAAATAGAGAAGTAAATATATAAAAAAATGTATAACTATCCTATATAAAATATGACCTAGATAGTAATTAAGTAAGGGCTCAAATTTGACACTTTTTAATATTAAATTAGTTTCATTTATGATACTTTTTAATACTAAAATAGGCTTATTTATGATACTTTTTGGAGGAATAATATGTATAAAAGGAATAGAGTTTTAATTACAGTGTTATTTTACTGTTTAATATTTTCTTTATTAGGATATGGCTTAGGTAGAGAAGTAGGGTATGATGAATGTTTAGAAAATGTAATTTGTATTAATAAATAAAAAAATAGAAGATCTTATACTTCTATTTAGAATTGGGTGTAATAACACAATTACCATGATGAAAAATATCTATTAGGTTTTCATACAAATAATTTAAATGTTCTTCGCACACACATAGATTTCTTTTTTCTTCAGAATTCCCATAAATAAAAAAGTTGTTTTTTCTTCTTTGACAAAACATACATTTAACAGTTCTTTTGTTTTTTCTTATAGTAAAATTCTTGCAACAAAAATCTATGTTACCATTTATAGCATTATTCATTATCTGTAATACTCTACTTGGAGTAACATTCTGAAGATGAATATATTTCTTATTAACTTGTATATAGAAATTATCTTGAATATTTATTCCAGTATTTACTGATCTAATGCTAATTTTTTTACAACTTACATCCTTCACTATCCAACCTCCATATTTTTCCAATATATCAAAAATAAAATATTAATACAAAGTAGTATGCGCGAAATCTGCTTTTTAAGGTTTGAAAAGGTGATTTATGACTAAAGAATTATATGTTACAGATGATTCAGGAGTAATTATCGATGTTATAAAAGCTAATGATAAGTATGTAAAACTTTCTGAAGGAGATAAAGTAGTAAGAAAAGGTGTTTTACAATATTTAAATGATACTGTAGATATTAAATATCATTTTGTAAAAGTAAATCCTTGTGTTTATGGTGAAATCGCAAATAAATGTCCTATATTAAATACTTTAATTGGATATTTAAGTTACATGGATGGAAAAATATCTCATCCTAATGGTAAAGTTGTAAGATTAAAAGATATACCTAAAATTTGTAATGTTAGTGAAACTACTGCAAAAAGGCAAATTAAAACATTAATTGAATTAGATGTACTTCATAAGGTAAAGGGTAAACCTACTTATCTAGTTATGAATCCATATATTGCTTATATTGGTAGAAAAATTTATTTATCTCTATATGAAGAATTTAAATTTACTGAATATAAAAATTTAAGTCAGGAGTGGTCTAAATAAAATATATATTTGAAAAAAATATAGATATGCCTATATGTGCAATTAAAAATAATAGTTATATAGATTTTATTTCTGGTAAAGAATTAGAACTAGATAAATTAACATTTATTAAAAATTTAATTAAACATAATAAAGTAGTTATTAAAGAAATAGATTTAAAAATTTATGTAGTTCAAGAGTATATAATGCCAACTTATGATAGAGCATTTAGGGCATATAACTATTGTATAAATGGTATTTCTAATTATTTAACATATTATAAACAGCCAATTAAAAATGATTTTATTATAAAAAAGAAATTATTAAATAGAGAATATTTTCAGGAAATTATTTGGAGTGGTGAAGATGAATAAAATTAAAGATAATTTATTTGATCTATATACTTTAGTTCATCAGCATAAAGCATTATATGAATATTATCAGGAACATAAAAATATAAAAAATGAAAGTGAAATAAAACAAAGAATAGACTATATCTTAAAAAATAAAATCAAACAAAAAGATGAAGTGTCTACTTTGTTATGGGTTATAGGGAAAGATAAAAAGGAGTTGTAATAAAAATGGAAAAATTAAGTATTAAACAAAAAATAACATTAGAAGCTATTGAATGGTTTATTGATACAAACGGTTATAGTCCTACATTTCAAGAACTAGCAAATATTTTAGATTGTAGTGTGGGAGCTGTATTTAAAAAAGTTCTTTTACTTGAAGATAAAGGATATATATCAACCGTAAACGGTAAAGCAAGAACAATGAAATTATTAAAGGGGGTGTGTGAATGAGAAGTATAGAAAGAATTGATCCTTTTTTAGAAAAAATAGGTAAATTATGGAAAGAACAATGTCCTGATTGGAGATTTGGACAATTAATGAGTAATGTGCTTAATAGTTTTGATAGAGATCCGTTTTTTATAGAAGAAGATGAAATGATAAAAAAATTTAAAGAATATTTTGGAGTAAAAGATGATTAATGTATCTGACTATATCAAAATTGTTTTAAAGAAAAAGAAAATGAGTAATATTGAATTAACTAAGAAAATAAATGAAATTGAAACTAAACTAGGTAATAAGAGAACATCACCTCAAAATATTACTAATTATTTAAATGGTTTTAATACAATTACAAAAAAATGGTTAGTAAAGGTAGAGTGTGCTTTAGATTTACCTTTAGGAACATTACTCAATATGGTTTTAGAGCCAACATCAAGAGAAGCAAAAAAAGAAATAGATGATTTAATAAAGAAAGTAAGAGGGAAATAATGGAAATAATATTTAAAGAAGAAAAAGGAACATTATTTGGTTCTACAAAAATAATAGGTATTGGTAAAAGACAACCTAAATTGATATATGGAGACCAAGCAAAAAAATTAAGAGAAAAAAGTTTGCTATCTATTGAAGGATTAGCAAAAGAATTTGAAGTTAAACCAAATATAATTCAAAAAATAGAAGAACAAAAAATTTCATTGAATGAAAAATTATTTGAAAAATATAAAAATAAATTTAATGTAGAAAAAGATTATTTTTTTGATTTAGATTTAGAAACTTTGATTTTAAGTGGTGAAGGTCATATAATTAAATCATTTCCTACAAGTATAGAGTGTAGAAATGTATATAATGAAATAATGGAAGATTATTTTAATGCAATAGATAATAAAGAGAAATTTATTATTGTTGATTTTAATCAGAAAGAAGGTAAGTAGATGATAGTTAAAGCAATTTATAAAGATAAAAATAATAATTATTTTAGAGATAAAACAACAGCAAAGGAAATTCATAATCAAACAAAAAGATATTATGGTGATATTTTTGAGTGTGATGATGAAATAGCAAAAGAAAGAATTAAAAATGGTTTAGTTGTTAAAGCAACTAAGCAAGATATAAAAAAATATAAAGAAGAAAATAAATAGTAGCACTTTATCTTAAATAGAGAGAGTGATAAAGTGAGTAATATAAAAGTTGGAGATAAAATCCAATTAAAAAAAGAAATTAAATATGAAAAAACATTTCATGATATATTATTAGCTTTAAAAACAAATAAATTAAGTCAAAAAGAAAAATTAGTTTGGTGTAATACAATGCTAGAAGTATTAGAATTATGGTTTATTGAAGATGATTTAAATTCAGTAAAAAATGCTAAACAAAAATTAATACCTGTATTATACAGTCTTGTAGAAAAAGGGAGCATAGATTATATGTCTTCCTTTTTTGATTATTATAAAAAAATTTATTGTTTTTGTGCTAGAAGAGATTTTGAGTGTTTTGTAGATTATATAGAATGGAATCAACCTAAAAAAGTATTAGCTAATAGAAGAGAAGTTTTAAGACCTTATGTAGATGCTTTGAATAGAATTGCTTTTGATAAACAATTACAATATATTGTTGTTTCATATCCACCATCGATGGGTAAATCTTATTTAGCAACTTTATTTACTGCTTGGGGATTTGGATTAAGTATAAATAATTCTGTTATAAGAATGTCTTATTCAGATGAGTTAGTATCTGGTTTCAGTAGAACTATTAAAGGAATAATATCTAGTCCTGAATTTGCAGAAATATTTACATTATTTCAATTATATAAAGGTAAACCTTTTGAAGTTGAAAGAGAAAGCGACTGGAAAATAAAAAATGCTAATGTACCAAAATCTAATCATATAGCAAGAACAAGAAACGGATCAACAACAGGAGAAAGAGCTTCATTTGCAATTATATTTGATGATATGACTAAAGGCGCTGAAGAAGCTAATAGTGAAAGTACACATAAAGGTATTTATGATAAATGGTTGACAGAATGGTGGAATAGAAGGGATGGCAAGAATTGTAAGTTTATATTTGTAGGAACTCAATGGACTCCTGAAGATATTTTAAATAGAGTTATTGAAGATAGAAACAAAGTATCTTTATTAAAAGAAACTGATAATCCATATGTTATGGAAAGTGAAGATAAATCAACTATTGTAATAAGAGTACCTATGATAGATAAAGATGGTAAGACAACTTGTGAAGAAGTATATCCACAGGAAATAGCAGACCAAATTAAAGATACTACGGACCCATTTTTATTTAGTTGTGTTTATCAACAAGATCCGATAGCTCCTACAGGTAGAGAGTTTGCTTGGGAATGTATAAGAACATATATAGATTTACCTAATAATTTAACTAATAATTCGATGGCAACATTAGATACAGCAAGAAAAGGTAGAGATAATGTTTCAATGCCTATATTTAAAAATGATAATAATGGGAATCACTATTTAATAGATGCAATATTTAAGCAAAAAGCTATGGATGATTTGTATGATGAAATTATTGAAAAGATAATTACAAATACAATTACTATGTTAGTAATAGAAAACAATATAGATACTTCATTAAAAAATCTGTTAACTGAAAAATTATTAAATAGGGGTATTACTTGGTGTACTATAGTTGAAAAGTTTAATACAGTAAAAAAAGAAGAAAGAATAAAGAATAATAGAGGTATAGTTCAAAAACAAATGATATTTCCTGATAAATCATTAGTAAAGCCTAATAATGATATAGGTAGACTAATGGATAATATGACTAAGTATTCATTTGATAAACCTAATTTACACGATGATGCTTGTGATTCTATTTGTATGTATGCAAGTGAAATAATATTAGGTAAAGGGGCTTTATCTAAACCTATATCAATAAAAAGAATTTTTTAGTTTTATTATTGTGTTTTTTGTGATATAATATGATTAGAGGGTGTAATATGAAAAAAATATTATTTATCTTATTGATGCTAATAACCTTTAATGTTAAAGCATTGGATTATGTTTCAACTTTAACTGGAAGTAATGTTATAAATGCAAAAACAGAATCATATATTCCAGGTCGCTCAAATACAAGTTTATTTATTAATATAAGTAACTTAGAAAATATTGGTTATCTTGAGTTATATGTAAAATATGATAAAAATTTAGTAGGATTAAGTAATTGTAATCTGTTTAATTATGCAGGATCTGGATGTTATATTACTTCAAATAAGGAAGTTTACTTACATTACAAATATAGTGATGGATATGAAAAATATTTTAAAAAATATAATTTTTTTACAGTAATTTTTATGCCTAAAGATGAAACACCAGTATCAGGAACAACAACTGTTGAAGTTTATTTTAAAGATGCAAAAGATAGAGATGGAAATCCTATTTCGATAAGTTCTAGTAGTAAAGTTTATACATTTTCAAAAGGTGGTATGTATATAACTCCTCCAAAAGTGGAAGAGGAAAAAACAGATGAAATAAAAGAAGAGGAAAAAACAGAATCTATACAAAATAAAAAAGAGGAATCAAATACTGAAAAGACAAATGATAAAGTTATTGAAAATAAAAAAAATCCTGAGCAATTAGAAACTAGCGCAGAAAAAACAAGTGACAATAATTTTATAAAGTCACTAAAAATAAAAAATTATGAAATAGATTTTAATAAAGAACAACTTAAATATGAATTATATATAAATAATAATGAAAATAATTTAGATATAGATATAGAACTCGAAGATAAAAATGCAAAATATGAAATTATAGGTTCAGAAGATTTAAAATCTAACAATTATAAGGTTTTAATTAATGTTGTTGCGCAAAACAATGATAAAAGAGTATATGAAATAGATATCAAATTAAAAGAGGTATTAGATAATGATCTTGATGTGCAAAATCAAGAATCTCAAAAAAACAAATTAAATATAAATAAAAATTATATAATTATAGGTGGGATAATAGCTTTTCTACTAATAATAACAATGATTATTGCTAAGATCATTGTAAGTAGGAAGGATAAAAAAATGTTTAAATCATTAGATGATTTATAATCAAATTAAGAATAATATTTTATTAAAACGAATTATGAATTCGTTTTTTTATATATAAGCATATATATATTTACCTTTTAGACCTCATAAATGGTCTTTTTTTTATATTTATTATATAAATATAGCGAGTAATCAAGTTTTTCCCTTCATTGGTTACTCGAAGTGCTACGCGGGAGCATAACCGTAAATTTATTTATAGTTGTGTTCCCTTATTTTCTTATTTGGGAACTTCCAAAAAAGAAATGTGGTGAAAGAATGGAAGAAATAAAGGATGAAGTAGTAAATGCTAAAATTCCTACTCAAACTATGACAAATGTAAGAGTTGGTCCTTCAGAAATGAGATTATTTGGTAGGAAAATTATATATGCAGACTATAAACCTGAAGAAATGAATGAAAATACTATTACTAAAATATTAAATGATGTATTTAGTGTTCATTTAAATAATTCATTAGAAATTGATTATTTAGAAAAATATTATAAAGGCTATCAACCAATATTAGGAAAAACTAAAGAAATAAGACCAACGATAAATAATACAGTGGTTGAAAATAATGCTTATTTTGTAACTGAATTTAAAAAAAGCTATGTTTTTGGAGAACCTATACAATATGTTCAAAGAGGGGAAATAGCCAATAATGAAGTAGGTATATTAAACAGTTATATGTTAGCTGAAGATAAATATCCTAAAGATACTGAGTTGGCTGAAAGTTTATATATATCTGGAATAGGTCATAGATTAGTTTTACCTAGTGAAAACGATGATAGTCCATTTGAAATAGAAAATTTAGATAGTAAAACTACATTTATAGTTTATTCAAGTTATTTACCACATAAAAAATTATTTGCTTGTACTTATACTAAAAATGTTAAAGATACTTCAATAATAGGAAGTATATATACAAGTAATGGTTTTTATACATTCGGTAAAGATAATTTTTCATCAAGTTTTGATGTTAATTTTGTTAAATATCATATTTTAGGTGATATTCCTATTTTTGAATATTATTTAAATAAATCGAGATTAGGAATAATTGAAATAGTAATGGATTTATTAAATCAATTAAATAAAGTAACATCTGATGAAATTGATGGTTTAGAACAATTTATTCAAAGTATTTTAGTATTTGTTAATCAAGATATAGATAAGGAAGATTATGAAGATTTATTAGATTTAGGTGCTGTTAAGATAGCTACATCAGATCCTAGTAGACCTGCTGACTTAAAATTGTTATCTAATAATATAGATCATAAAAATACTAAAGTATTACACGATAGATTATTTAATACTGCTTTAAATATTATTGGTATTCCAAAAAATAATGAAAAAGCAAGTGGTGGAGATACAGGTTCAGCTAGAGAATTAGGAGAAGGATGGACTATGGCAGATGCCAGAGCAAGACAAGATGAAATGGAATTTAAAAGGTGTGCTAAGCCAGAAATAAATTTAATTTTAAGAATTTGTAAATTGTCTCCAAACAGTGAAATAAAATTTTTATCATTAAAAGATATAGATCAAAAATTTACTAGAAATAAATCTGATAATTTCTTAGTTAAATCACAAGGATTAATGAATCAAATACAAAGTGGTATTGCTCCAGATGTTGCTATGACTACAAGTGGTTTATATAGTGATACTAATGAAGCATTTAATAAATCTATGGAATTCTATGGTGGAGTAGAAAATTGGATTAAATTATTTGTAGATAAAGCTAGTAAACAAATTAATGAAAATAATGAAAAAAAAGATAACAAGGAAATAGAAGATAATAAATAATCTTCTTCTGCTGGATTAGCTTAATTGGTAGAGCAGGTGTTTTGTAGTCATCAGGTTATCTGTTCAAGTCGGATATCCAGCACCATAAGTCGATGATGTAATTGGTAACATGTCGGTCTCCAAAACCGTTTATCTGGGTTCAAGTCCTAGTCGATTTGCCATGAGTCATTAGTTTAAAGGTAGAATAGTAGACTTCCAATCTATTGGTGTCAGTTCGATTCTGACATGGCTCTCCATCTGGTATTAGCCGAATTTGGTAAGGCTCTACATTTGGGATGTAGTGATTGGAGGTTCAAATCCTTCATACCAGACCATAATGCTCGTGTGTTGAAATTGGTAAACAAGACGGACTTAAAATCCGTTGGGTAATTCCTTATAGGTTCAAATCCTATCACGAGTACCATGATGTGTTGTGATAATGGTAGTCAGGTGGTCTTGAAAACCATTGGTCGTTGTTGGCTTGTAGGTTCGAGTCCTACACACATCGCCATGTACACTTACTCTAGTTGGTGATGAGGACAGTTTGCTAAACTGTTAGGTCGATTATTCGATACAGAGGTTCGAGCCCTCTAGTGTACGCCATTAAAGTAAAAACTATTAAATTAGTTTATATAAAAATTTGCTCATCATACAGAGCATAATTGTATGACACTCAATTGTTGGAACGTGGCAACTATAAAAGCGCAAGAGTGGGAAAGGTTATAAAATGAATGAAGTGATTGAAAATGTATTAAGTGATGAAACTTATGTAACAAATGAAGAAAAAGTAGAAGCAATAAAAAAAGGATTAGCAACATTAGTAATTCCTAAAGATAAGTATAACGATTTAAGTACAAGGTTAAAAACTAGTGAATCTAATTATTCTACTTTACAAAATGAATTTAATGATTATAAAAAGTCAAAAATGACAGAGGATGAATTAAATCAAGTTAAAGAAAATGAGTTAGCTGAAAAAGTTAAACAAAATAATATTAAAGCTAGTGAATTAGCAGTTAAAAGTTTGCTTTTAGATAATGGTATTAAAGTTACAGATGAAGATACTGAGTTAAAAGAAACTTTAGAAAATATAATTAGTGAAGATATGGATAAATCAATTAAATTGACTAATAGTTTTATATCTTTATTAAATAAAACAAAAACTAATACCGAAAAAGAAACAACAACTAAATTATTAAAAGATACACCTAAGCCTATAGGCGGTGTAGATAGTTCATCTAATGTTAGTAAATTAGAATCATTACAAAAAGAGTTACAACAAGCTATCAAAGATAAAGATGTAGTTAAACAAACTAGTTTAATGACTCAAATATTTCAAGAACAAAACAAACCTAAAATTTAAATAAAGTAGCACTCGTAATAAAAGGGATAGAAAATTTTATACGAGGTGAAAATAATGAACGGAACAGAAACTGTACAATCTTTTAATTGCCCTAATTATTCAGGGTTATTATATAACAAAGCAAATACTAAAACTCCATTTTTAAATATGATTAGTGGGAATGTAAAATATACTAATTCAGTTGAATTTGTTACAGGACAATATTTCTCTAGTGAAGAAGGTGAAATTCCTGAAATTAGTGAAACAGCATCATTAACTGCTCCTTCAGCATCATTCGTAACAAGAAATCAATTATCAAATGTTACTCAAATATTTATGGATGCTGTAGCTATTAGTTATGCTAAACAATCAAATATGGCAACATTAAGTGGAGTTAATTTAGCAGGACAAAGTGCTAATCCACAAAATGAATTAGATTTCCAAGTTGCTAGAAAAATGGAAAAATTAAAAAGAAGTATTGAAAAAACATTTATTCAAGGAAAATATAATAAAGCAACTTCAGATACAGAAGTTAATAAAACAAGAGGTATGGTAGAAGCTATTTCTACAAATACAAAAGATGCAAATGGTTCTAAATTAGACTTATGGTTAGTTAATGATGTAGTTTCATTAATAAGTAATGCTGGAGGAGAAATAGATAACTTAATTATCTTATTAAACTCTGTAAACTTATTACAATTACATGGTAATGCTATTGAATTAGGAATGCCTGTAGGAAAAGAATATATGACTTCTTATGGTATTCAAGTAAGAGATTTAATTTTACCAGTTGGAACAACTGTTAGATTAGGATTAGGTGAATTTATTCCTGAAGGAACAGCATTAGTTATAAATCCATCTGTTGTAGGACCAGTTGAACAACCAACACCTGGAAAAGGAAATTTCTTCTTAGAAGAATTAGCTAAACAAGGCGCTGGAACTAAGTATCAATTATTTGGGCAAATTGGATTAGACCACGGACCAGAATGGTATCATGGAAAAATCACAAATTTATCTACTGAATTTGTTGCTCCAACAGGTCAAAAAATTGTAACTGTAACTGAAGAAGTATCAGGGTAGTTTTATTAGATAGGAAGTGTATTTATGAGTCAAGAAGAACAACTAAAAATAATGAAATTAGAAATATTAGGTAATATATTTGATAATTCTAAAGATGATATCTTTATCATTATGTTAAAGAATGCAGAAGTTGTGGCTCTAAATACACTTTATCCTTATAATTTAGAAATTAAAGAATTGCCTAATAATTTTAGATTAAAAAATTGGCAAACTCGTTGTGCTATAGAATTATATAGAAAAATTGGTACTACTAATGTACAATCTTATAGCGAAAATGGTTTATCAGTAACATTTCTAACTGGATTAATTTCAACTAGTTTAATGAATGAGTTAATTCCTAAAGCTGGAGTTCCCAAATGATTTTAGATATTAAAGCTAATCCTATTGATTGGAATAAAAAAATATATATATCTAAAAAGTTAAAAGTTGAAGTTGATGAAGAAGATAATGAAATAGTTGTTTATGATAAACCAGAATATTATGAATTTAATTATCAACCAGTTAATTCTTATTCAGAGATAGTAGAATTTGGTGAAAAGTGTAGCATAATGAAAAAAATGGTAATCCCAATATCATATATAAATATGTTTAAAGAATTTGATGTAGCATATTTAGATGGTATAACTCCAAAGGAAGAAAAAGTTAATGGAGAAAATGCAAATTATAGATTGTTACCTCCAAGAAATGGCAATTCTGTAATTGTTATATATTTAGAAAAAATAGAAGGAAAGTAGGTGCTTTATGTATAAGTTCACAAATGGAATAGTTGTGTATGATAAAGCAATAAAAGAAAAATATATAGAATGTGGTTATAAATTAGTTACAAGTAAAACTAAAAAAACTAATGAGGATAAATCAAGTGAAACAAATAGCAATAAATCTATCTCCAAAAAGCATACAGGAAGCAACGACACAACTTCAGAAAATAAAAAATAGGTTTCAAAAAAATATTAAATTAGCTACTTATGATTTAATGAATCTTAGTTATAATTTAATGATAGAATTATTTAAAAATGCTAATTTATCAAATCATATAAATAATTTAAATAAAGAATTAACTGATAATGGTTATGGTTTTAGGCTTTGGACTAGTGATTGGATTGTTATATTTAATGAATATGGAACAGGTATTGTAGGTGAAGGAACTCATCCTAATCCTCAAAACTATCAATATAATATACAAACATCCTATAAAGATAAAAATGGTAGATGGGTTTATTATAATGAAGATATTGAAAGTTATGTTAGCACTTATGGTATGAAAGCAAAACACATGTTTTATGATCTTGAAGTTATGCTGAAAGATAAAATGAAAGAATTTTATTCCATAGCAACTCAATGTGCTATTAATGATGAACAATATCAAAATTTTAGAAATTCATTAAGAGGGTGATAAGTTTGATAGTAGAAAACATATTTAATAATCATATATATATAAATCTAAAAGAGTATGTTGAAAACAATTCAATATATAATCCAAAAGTAACAAAAAAACAACCCCAAGAAAGTAAAGTTTTTCCTATAGTACCAGTTAAATTATTACCAATAGAGAATAAATATAATAATTTATCTTATGGAGAAGAAACTTATTCATTTGGAATTGAAATAAATATATATAGTCAAGATAAATATACTAATAATTTAAAAATATCAAAAAAAACCGTTTGTGATGAAGTTACAAACAAAGTTATAGAGTATTTTAAAAATAATTATAAAGTATCTATAAAAGTAGAATACGATATGCCTAATATAGATTCTGATATTCATAGAAATTATGTCAGAATAACTGGTAAATTAGATACTAAATACGGAAATGATAAGTTAGTTATTTATCCTTTATAGTAGCACTTAAATTGTAAGGGAATTACAATGAGAGGTGAATAAAATGAATGGATATATTGATTTAGGAATTGAATTAAGAGTTAAAAAACCAACTGATGAAACTTATGCAAATCCAATTTTAGTTGCTGTTAAAGGTATGCCTTCAACAGGACAAGCAGGAGGAACAGTTGAAATAACAACATCTAGTGATCCAACTAAAGTATATGTAGCTGATAGACCTGATACTGGGGATATGGATTTTACATATAACTATACAGAATCTAATTTATCAAAAGTTCAAATGGTTTGTGATAATTCAACTAGAGATATTTTAATTAAGTTACCTGATGGAACAGGTGTTGAGTATAAAGGAACATTACAAACTTGGATTAATGAAGTATCTGTTGGAAGCGCTATAGAATGTACTTTACATACAGTACCAAGTGTATCTCCGAAATATTTAACTTCAGGTGAAGTTTCAACTAAGATAGCTACTGAATAATAAAAGAAAGAGGGAAAAACAATGAAACAATTAAAATTAAGAATTAATGATAAAGAATATAAATTAGAAATGAATAGAAATTCTATTAAGTGGTTAGAATCAAATGGATTTTCTATAGTAGATTTTGATAATAAACCTTTAACTTATTATGATTTATTATGGACTAGTTTATTCTTAAAAAATCATAGTGATGTTAATCCAAATTTAGCAATTAAATTACTTGAAACTTATGAAAAAGAGCATAGTGTTGCAAGTGTTATTAAATTTGCTATAGAAGAATATTCAGCTTTTATGAATGCCCTAGCCGATACAGAATCGAAGAAGAACGAAACCTTAGAAATAATAGAAATTTAAAAGAAAATCAAGAAGGCAAAAAATTTAAAAACTTAACAGATTGGTTTTATGATTTATTGCCTATGGCAATTACATACGGTATGTCTGTGAAAGAGTTTTGGGAAGATAGCCCTGACTTATTCTGGGCATATCGTTTTTCGTATTTTGAAAAAATAAGATTAACTCAAGAAATTAATAATTATAATTCTTGGTTACAGGGAGCTTATACATGCGAAGCTGTTCAAGTAGCGATAAATAATTGTTTTAATAAACAAAAAATTGAATATTCAAAAAAACCTTATGGGTTAAATGAAGAAGAAAATCAAGATACAAATAAAAAAGAACAGGACTTGTTGGCTATAAAAATCAAAAATAGAGTATTACAAGTTCAGGCAATAAAGGGCAAAGATAAAAGTAGCACTACCAATAATGAAAAAAGTTAAGGTGGTGAATATAAATGAATGAGAGTCAATCTTTAGAAGTAAAAATAAAATCTACTGCAGAAGATGCAGTAAATGGTTTAAATAAATTGTTAAATAAATTAAATTTAACAGGTAATGAAATTAAAAAAATTTCTACTAAAATTGATTCTAATGGTAGTTTAATCAATAGAACTATAACTACAGTAAATAAAAATGGTAAAGAAGTATATACAACATTATATAGAATAGGTAAAGATGGTAGCTTAGATAATGCAACTGTAAATATGAGAAAGTTGGGAAATGAAACAAATAAAACTTCAAAAATGGTTTCTAATTTATCTTCTGCTATATCATTAACTGCTTTATATTATGGTGTTAGAAAAATTACTACTACATTTTTAACATGGATGTCAGAAGCAACTGATAGAACAGAACAATTAAATTTATTTAATGTAGTTTTTGAAAATATAGAAAAGAATGGTGTTAAAACATTTTCTAAATTAGGAAAAGAAGCTATTCAATTTCAAAATAAATTAAATAATGCTTTCGGAACTAATTTAACTGATACCTTAAAATATCAAGCATTGTTTCAATCAATGGGTGAAAATGCAAGTATTCCTAAAGAGTATGCAAGTATTATGTCAGAAACTATGACTAAGTTTACATACGATTTAGCTTCCCTATATAACAAAACAGAAAGTGATGTTGCTGAAGCGCTTAGGGCAGGTGTTTATGCAGGTCAAACAAAACCTTTGAGGTCTTATGGTATTGATGTAACTCAATCTACAATGCAACCTTTATTAGAAAGTTTGGGAATAAATGATAGAACAGTAAAAGATTTATCACAAGGCGAAAAAGAAATTTTAAGATACCTTGCATCATTAAAACAAGCAAAAGTTGCTATGGGAGATTTTGCCAATACAATAGAATCTCCTTCTAATCAATTAAAAGTATTTAAAAATCAACTTACCGAAGCAAAAGTTGCTTTATCAAGTTTATTCATAGGTTCTTTTTCTAAAATTTTACCTTATGCAAATGCTTTGTTAATGGTTATAAAAGAAGTAACAAAAGCAATAGGAATGATGTTTGGCATAAAACTTGAAGATTATAATTCAGGAATAGCAGATAGTAGTGAAGCATTTACAAATTTGGAAGATTCTATAGATGGTGCAACAGACAGTGTAAAACAATTAAAAAAACAAACATTAGGTTTCGACCAAATAAATAATATTAATGAAAATAAAGATAGTGGTTCAGGCACATCAATAAATGGTGGTATAGATCAAAGATTATTAGATGCAATATATGGTTATGATAATGGTATGGATAAAGTAAGAATGAAGGCTACTGAAATAAGAGATAAAATAATGGAATGGTTGGGCTTTACTAAACAAATAGATCCATTAACATCAGAAATAAGTTGGAAATTAGATGGTTCTAATTCAACTATGGGAAAACTTATTACTTCATTAAAAAAAGTTGTTAAATATGGAAAAGAAGCTGTTTCAGGAGTATTTAAAGTTATAAAAAAAGATTTTGATAATGGTTCTTTTGGTAAAACAATTATTAAAGTATTTGAAACACTTGCAAATTTATTAAAATCTATTGCTAAAAGTAAAACTTCTCAAACTATACTTGCAAAATTATTAGAAACTTTTATTGAATTTAAAATTGTTAGTTCTATATTAGAAAAATTAACTTCATTTGTTAAAAAATTAACAACAGGAATAAAAGGGTTAAATGGTATCACAGGGAGTTTAACTGTTGCAATTACTGGAATAGCCACACTTCGAAATTCTATTGTAGGTATAGAAAAAGAAGGAATAAACTTTGAAAATGCCTTTATGGCTATTGGAGGAACTATTGCTACAGTTGGTGGCTCTATTGCTACTGGAACTGCTTTATTAGGTCCTATAGGTGGAATTTTAGGTGGAATTGCTGGTGGTCTTGTAGCTATTTCAACAGTAACTCAAGAAATATTTGATGAAAGCTTAAATGGAAGAATTTCTAATGTAAATGATTCATTACTAAATTATGAAGAAACAATGTCAAGTTTAGATGAGTCTAAACAAAAATATTTGGATAAGTCTTTAACTGAAATTGCTTATTATGAGGATTTATATAATGAATTAAAATTGATTACAGATGAAAATGGAAATATTCAAGATGGTTATGAAACAAGAGCTAATTTTATTGTATCAACATTGAGTGAAGCATTAGGATTAGAAATATCAATAATAGATGGACAAGTCCAAAAATATACCGAATTAGAGACTAAAATATATGATGTTATAGAAGCCAAAAGAGCTCAATATCTTGTTGAAGCTAATACAGAAAAATATAATACAGCTATGGATGAAAGAATTTCATTAGAAGAAAAATATCAACAAGCAGTAAAAAATACAAAAGAGGCTTGGGAACAAGCAAATCCAGTCTTTGAAGAATTACAAAAAGAATTTAAATTAAGTGATGAAGAGTTACAAAATTTTATAGATAACGGAATATTATCATTTAAGCATGTTTCATTAATGACTAATGGAATGAAAGATATAAAAGATTCTGCAATTAAATATAGAGAAACTTTACAAGAAGCTATTGAAACTGAAAATAAAGCTGGTGAAGTCTGGGCTAAAAATCAAAAAATAATTGGTGATTATGAAAATGCTTTAGGTTTTTTAGAAGAAAAAAATTATTCTGCAGTTAGTAAGATATATGAAGATACTATAACTTATCAAGGTAAAACTATAACTGAAACAGAGGCAAACTATGATCTTGCTATTGAAGCTCAAGAAAAATATTTAAAAAATTTAGAGGATAATAAATTTAATTATGATGAAGAATATTTAAAATCAGAAAAAAATAGAACTGAACAAAAAATAAGACAACTTCAAGAAGAAAAAAGAAGAACAACTGAAGAAATAGAAAACCAAAATAAACTTATAAAACAAAAGACACTTCAAGGAATTAATGAACAATTAGAAACCTTAAATGATAAAAAGTATGAATTTAAAGAAACTTCTGATGGTATGATGCAGTTATTTGTTGATGGTATAGCAGAAGGTAAACCTATTTCAGAAACAACCATGACTAATTTAGTAAATGGCACAATTCAAAAAATTAAAGATAAAAAAATGAGTGCCAAAGAAGCAGGGGAATATTTGTTAGATGGTGTTAATTTAGGCTTATCAAATAAGAATAAACAAAATAACTCATTTACAACTGCAGGAACTTTTGCTTCAAAACTTTTAGAAAAATTTAAATCCGTATTGGGAATAAAATCTCCTTCAAGAGAAACTAAACAAATGGGAATATATTTGTTAGAAGGTCTAGGTTTAGGTTTAGATGAAGAAAAAAGAAATACTTTAAAAAAAGTTTCTAATTTATCTTCTGAAATATTAGATGAAATGGATATGGATTTAGGAAAATATGTTTTTGATTTTAATAATCAATTATCATCTCCTAATATAGAAGGTAATATTAATCATAAAACAAGTTTCGATGTTGGATCTTTAATGGCAGACAAAATAAGTATGCAAATAGCAAATGCAATAAATAATAGACCTATTCAAATAGATTTAGAGGCTCACACAGATGAAGGTGTTGTAATCGATAGGATAAATCAATCAACAAGACAAACTGGTGTGTGTCCTATAAATATACCTTTTTAAAAGTAGCACTTCTTTCGTAAGGGAAAATGAAAGATGGTGAAATCATGATAAAAGAATTTGTAAATAATGGTTATAGATATGTATTATCTGGACCATCTTTAAAGTTATCCAAAGTTAAATTAAATGGTGTTGATATAACAAAATATTTATCTAATCAAAGTACAGTTAGTGAATATGATGTGTCTAAAAATAGTGGTAGAGATGTTACTAATGCTAATGGAGATATGATATTAAATGTTATTAATACAAAATATAGATTAGATTTAGTAACTAGACCACTAACTGAAGATGAATTAGTAGATTTCTTTGTCGAGATAAGAAAAAGACCTTCTCCTATAGAAGTAGAGTTTTTAAATCCGTTTGATAAAGAATGGAAGACTATTCAATGTTATAGAGGTGATAGGTCTGCTCAATCTATGCTTTCTTATATAATTGAAGGACAACTTGTAGAATTATATAATCCTATTTCTCAAGCAATTATAGAATTGTAGGTGAAGTATGGTTAGTGAAGATTTTATAAATGAATGTAAGCAAGGGGCAAATCATAATAGATTAGGTACTTTGAGTATCGTTGAAAATGATTTATATTTTGCTGAAAAGAATAATCTAAAATCCTTTTCTATTGATTCAGGTTGTTATGTAGATGGAAACATTATAGGTAGTATTTATATATCAAAACTATCTGGAGAGTTAATAAATGTAGAAGATACTAATTTATTATTAGAAAAAGATATAACTGCAAAAGCAGGTGTTTTATATGATGATCATACATATGAATATATAGATTTAGGTAATTATATTATCGAACATCCAGAAGATTTAAAAACCAAAAGTAAAGTAGAATTTACAGCATATCAAAAAATAGCAAAATATATAGATAATAAATATAATTGTTATCTTGATTTTGAAAATAAAGAAATAACATTAAAAGATTTATATTTAGATGTTTGTGAGCAATTAGAATTAAGTCCTAAAAGTGAAACATTTCTAAATAGTGATATACCATTAAAAAACAATCCATTTACTAATAATGAGACAAATAGAATAGTTTTGCAGACTATAGCAAAAATCTCTTGTTCATATATAAAAGTTGATGTTGTAACAAATCAAATTGATTTATCATGGTTTGATTATGAATCTGAACCAAAATATATATTTTATCCATCTGATTATTCAACTTTAGAAGGAGGAAATATTGCATTTGGTCCAGTTAATAATTTAGTTATAAAAAACAGTCAAATATCTGATGAAAATGTTTCTAAAAGAAATGAAGAAAGTATAACAACAAATGGTGAAAACTCTGTTGTAATAAGTGAAGATTATATTTTATATAATAGTGAATTAAAAGAAGTAGCAATAGAGAATATATTTAAAAAAATTGATGGCTTTAAATATGTAGAATGTAAATTAATTTCATACTATGGGAAACCGTTTTTGAATATAGGAGATAAAATTAGAGTTTATATAGATGATACTAATTATTTTGATACATATATATTGAAAAATAATTTTAAGTATGATGGTTCATTTGAAAGTACTATAGAAAGTCCTGTTTTAACTAAAGAGGAAATTAATAGAAAACAAGATATATCATTAGGACAATTATTAAGAGATACACAAATAAAAGTTGATAAACAAGAAGGAATTATTGAATCAATAACAACTGATATAAAGCAAGTAACAGATTTAGCAGGGAATATTTATACTAAAGAAGAAACAAATAAATTAATTCAAGATGCTGAAATTGGACTTACTAATAATTTTGTTCAGAGTGGTGGTAACAATATATTTAGAAATACAGGTTTATGGTTTTCAAATAATGGAGAAGAAGCTATTAACAATCCTTTTGAATATTGGGATGGACAAGTAGTTAAAGGAAGAAATGAAGATGCAAGTTGTAAAAATTCGTTAATATTACAGTCTGGAACATTATTACAGGATCAAGAAGTTTCAAATGGCATTTATACAGTTAGTTTTTCATATAAGAAATTAATTGAATTATCAAATATATCTGTTTTTATAAATGATATTGAATATTCTTTAGATAATATGCAAAATACTTCTTTCTATACAGGTCAAAAAAATGATAATGGCGAATATTTAGTTTATCCATTAGAAGTAAGTTCAAATCATATAAACATAAAATTTGTTTCAGATACTAATAATTCATTAGAGTTATGGGATTTAATGGTTAATAAAGGAAATGAAAAAGTAGTTTGGACTCAAAATCAAAATGAAACAACTACCGATAGTGTTAATATTTCAAAAGGTATTACTATTACTTCTTCTGATTTAGATGTTCAATTTAAAGCAAATGCAGATGGTATAAGAACATTAGATAAATTAGGAAATAAACTTACACAGTTTACTGATAAAGGGATGACTACAAAGGAAGCTACTATTGAAAATGAGGCTACTATTGTAGGTATTTTAAGACAAAGAGTAGGAGATCAAATATGGGATTCTTTTATTGGTTAGGGGTGATTAAATGGAATTAACTACTTCTTGGCAAAGGGTTGCAGAGGCTACTTATAACAATGTTAATGGAACTAATGTACATGCAAATACACGATTTTATTTAAAGCGAAGTTCAACAGATACTACTAATAATAGGCATACAATTTATTGGGAATTTAGAGCAATAGCAACTCCTGATAAAGATTGGGCAACATATTGGTATGGTTATTCAAAAAATTATAGTATTTATGATGGTTCAACTGCAAGAGCAAGTGGTACATTTAAAGAAGGTACTTCTTCAAGTGATGCAGTAAATAGATATGAAAGAGTATTAGCAAGTGGAAGTTGGACTCAAAATCATAATGCAGATGGTAAATGGAGTACTACCCTAACATTTAATGGTTCGGTTTACGGCACTGCTTATACAAGATATGTAGATATATCTTTACCTACAATTCCAAGACAAGCAGATATAAAAACAGCTCAAGATTTCAATGATGAACAAAATCCAACAATTACTTATGAAAACAAAGCAGGTAATTCAGTATCTTCATTACAGGCATGTATTTCATTGACTGGTTCTGCTGATGATATTAAATATAGAGATGTGTCAAAAACTGGATCTTCTTATACTTTTGAATTGACTGATGATGAAAGAAAAGTTTTACGAAAGGCAACTACTTCAAATAGTAGGAATGTATATTTTTATTTAAGAACTATAATAAGTGGTGTTACATATTATTCTAGTATTCAAAAAGAATTTAAAATAATTAATGCTAATCCAACATTCAACGACTTTGAATTTGAAGATATTGATGAAAAGACAGTTAGTTTAACAAACAATAATAAAAATATAATATTAGGATATTCTGATGTTAAAATTAAAATTTCTAATTCTAATAAAGCTGTTGCTAATAAAGAATCTTCTATGGTTAAGTATAGATTTAATTCTATTGATGCAACTTATAGTGATAGTGAAGATATAGAAATAACATCCAATAATATTAATACTGGCGATTTTATTGTTTATGCAATTGATAGTCGTGGAAATACGACTTCTAAAACAAAAAATGCAGAGCAAGTTATTTCATATTCTCCATTAAACAAAGGTAATATATCAGTATTAAGAGATAATGGAGTTTCAGAAGATGTTGTTTTAAGTTTTGATGGAACAATTGATTTATTAACATTTGGAAAAAAGTTAAAGAACATTGAAGTTGGTGATGATTTAAGTGGAAAAAATATTTATTGTCAATTCCCAGATAATTTAGGCGATGAACTTTTATATGATGAATATGGAAGAGTTGATGATATTCAATTTGTATATAGTTATAATTCGGAATTGGGAGCATTAACAGGATATATGCTTTCAGGATTGATGTATAGATCAGTAAGTGGTTTAGATTATCAATATGTTAGTGTAAATGATGAATATATATATAATAATGATCCGACTTTAGAAAATAAAACAAATTTAACTAGTTATAAACTACCAGATGATTTTGGTATTGTTACAGGGATAGATGAAGCATCTTCAGCATATAAATATATTTTTATTGAAGAAAGTGGAGTAACAAATTCAATTAAGAAAGCACAATATAGATATAAAATAGCAGGTTCCGATAGTTGGTCTGATTATGTTGATGTCGATTTAGAAATTGATTCTAATGGTAATTTTTCGTTTAATAATCAAATCAAAGGTGATACAGAAACTTATGGATTTGATATAAACAATGCTTATAGTTTTGAAGTGTATATAGAAGATGAATTATCAAGTATTACTTATTCAGCTACATTAGGATCAGGTATTCCTCATATTGCTTATGCAAAAAATGGTGTTGGAATAATGGGTAAATATGATGAAAGTGTTGGTGGTTTACTTCAAGTAGGTGGGAAAAAAGTTGGAGGTTCTGATGCTTACCCAGTGGGTTCTATCTATTTAAGTGTTAATTCTACAAATCCTTCAACTTTGTTTGGTGGAACTTGGGAACAAATAAAGGATAGGTTCTTATTAGCAAGTGGTTCTACATATAGTGCTGGTTCAACAGGTGGTAAGGCAACAGTAGCTTTAAGTACAGCTCAACTTCCATCTCATACCCATTCAATTTCTTCAAGTGGAGCTCACACCCATAAATTTACTGGTTATCTTCATACTTATGGTATACAAAATGACACTTATAAAGCAGTTTCACATATAAGGTATACTGGTGATGGTTCTAATGTACCTCCATCAATGGATAGCTCAGGGGCGCATACTCATACAGTTAATAGTACAGGTAGTGGTAGTGCTCATGAAAATATGCCACCATATTTAGCCGTATATGTTTGGAAAAGAATAGCATAAGAAAGCAGGTGAGTATGATGGAAAAGACAATGTTAAATATAGAAAAAGAACTGGGCGAACTAAATGGGAGTGTAAAATCTGCTCACAAAAGAATAGATAATTTGGAGCCAGTAGTAAAAATAATATATGAATTAGCAACTAGTGTTAAAGTAATGGCAGAAAAAATGAATAATATGAATTCTGATATTTCTCAAATAAAATCTAATATGGAAGAATATCATCAAAAAGAGCCAAACAAGTTATTGTTTAATATTAAAAATACCATTATTGTTGGAATAGTAGGAGCATTAGCAGGAGCTTTTATGGCTCTAATAATTAAATAAATATGGAAGGGAGAGTTATTAATATAATTCTCTCTTATTTTATTGAAAGAGGTGAAAATATGATTGAATTCACAAGAGGTGATACACTTGCTTTTAAAACTCAAATAACTTTTGCAGATGGTTCACCTATTAAAATAGAAGATATTAAAAGTATATATATTACATCAAGAGTTTTCCCAACTAAAGAATCCCCAGTTATATTTCAAAAAACTTTAGAAGATATAAGTATTGATAATGAAGGTTTTTGCCATGTAGTATTCCTTCCTATAGATACAGAAAAATTAGATTATAGAGAATATTATTTTGATATTGAAATTACATTGAATTCTGGTTTTAAGAAAACTAAATTGTATAAATTCAAATTAACTGAAGAAACAACAATTTTTGAAGGTGATTTAAATGGAAATTAATATTGGAAATCTAATTATAGATGAAGAAATTAATATTGGTAATTTAGAAATTAATGCTATCAAAGAATATCCAGAATTAGAAGATTTAGTAGTTATTCCAAAAGGTATAGACCAAAATTTCGTATCTAATAAATATGGTTATAAAAATGTTAAAGTAAATGCAATAAGATTGCAAGATAAAAAAATGACACTAAATAAAAATGGAATTTATACCATAAAATCTGATGATGAATTTTCTGGTTTAAATAAAGTCGAAATTACTTTAGATGCTATAGAAGATTTAGATAATGAATTAAATGCTTATAATGAAGAATTAATAAAACAAGAGTTAAAAATAGATGAAATTTTAGAATGTTTAAAAGGAAAAGGGATTATAGAACCGAGGGAGTTAAATGTAACTCCAACAAATGAACCACAAACTATCAATGGTGTTTATAACAAAGTAAATATTATTGGTGATGAAGATTTAAAACCTGAAAATATTAAATTAGGAATTAATGTATTTGGTGTAGATGGAACGATGGAAGCGGATGACTTTGTTATAGAAGATGTTGCTTATTTGTTTTATGGTTCAACAAGGTATCAAAAATATAACGAATTTTTAAAACACATACCAGAAGACATTTCAACTTTATCAAATTTCTTTTACGGTATAAATAGTGAAGCAAAAGCACAATATATTGACTTAAAAACTTTATCTAAATTTAAAAATTTAAAAACTGTTGAATCAATAATGCAAAGTGCTAGTGGTTTTATAGAAATAGATTTAACAAGTTTAGATATTTCTAATTGTGGAAGTATAAGGCAATTATGCAGAGAATGTTTTGGAGCAAAAAAAATAAATTTAAAAGGTTTAGTTCACAATAAAATAACAACTATACAAAATTTTGTGTATGGCTGTAGGGCTTTGACCGAATTAGATGTAAGTGAATGGGATACCAGTGGAGTAATAGACTCCTATGCTGTATTTTATGGTTTAGAGAATATTGAAACTCTTGACTTAGGTGCTTGGAATATGGAAAAATTATCTAATTTCGGTCAAAATTTTATAAATTGTTCAAAACTAACTAATCTAACTTTTTTCAGCAATTATGGAAAAGGATTTAATACTAATTCTTCTGCTAATTCTAGTTTTTATACTTTAGATTTATCAAAATGTCCTTTATTAAATCATGATAGTTTGATGGATGTAATAAATAAATTGTACGATTTGTATTTAACCTATGAAAATGCCTACGGTGGATATAAAACTCAACAATTAGTACTTGGAGCTAATAATATTGCCAAAATGACAAGCGAAGAATTGGATATAGCAGTTCAAAAAGGTTGGGTGGTGAGTTAATGAATAAAGAAAGATTACAAAATTATAACGAAACATTATATCAAAATAATCTATCTCTTGAAGATATTAATAATACTATAAATGAACTTCCTGATGTAAGTGCACTTATAGATAAATTTGAAATAAATAATTGTTATTATTTGTTTGCAGTTGGAGCAAGATTAGATTGTTTATATGAATTACTAGCCTTATGTAAAAATGTTACAAGTTGTTATTACATGTTTTATCATTCTGTGAATAACTTAACTGAAGTTGATTTAAGTAACTTTGATACTAGTAAATGTACTACTTTTTCAAATATGTTTTATAACTGTTCCTCATTAAAAAAATTAAATTTAAAAAATTTAAATACTAGTCAGGGAAAAGATTTTTCAAATATGTTTGGTAATTGTCATAATTTGGCAGAAATAGATGTTAGTAGCTTTGATACATCAAATGCGACACATATAAATAGTATGTTTTATAATATGTCAAAACTAGAATCATTAGATTTAGAAAATTTTAATATAAGCAAGGTAACAGAAATCGCAAATATTTTTAGTAGTTGCAGAAATTTAAAAAATTTAAATATAAGTAGTTTTGATTTTAGCAACTTGCCAAAAATATATTATATGATGCTAAGATGTCCTAACTTAGAAAACTTAAAATTTGGTACAAATTTAGGAAAAGCATTTGTACAAAATGAAAACAATTACTCCTATTATAAAATGGATTTAAGTGGTTCACCAAAACTAACATATGATAGTTTAATAAGTGTCATTAATGGATTATATGACTTAAATTTAACTTATGATGTAGCAAATGGTGGAACACTATATACACAACAATTTGTAATTGGTGCTGAAAATATCTCAAAATTGAATGCCGAAGAATTGAACTCAATAACAAATAGAGGATGGGTGGTGAGTTGATGAAATTATTTACATATACTAAGCCTAAAATGATAGTATCTGATGAAGGTAAACATATAAGAAGTGTTGATGATGTTTATAGTATTGATAAAGAAACAGGAGAAGAACATTATCCATATTATTCAACAACTATATTTGTGCCTGATACATTTACGGAAGAAATGATGAATGAATTATATATTGAAGAAAAAATAGAGGTGAAATAATGAAAGAAATATTAAAAAGATTAAAAAGCCCAGTAGTAATAGCACAATTAGTATCTATTGTAGCTAGTTTAATAGTTACTTTAGTTCCTGAGTTTCAAGGAACTATGGATAAAATTGTTTATTCAATAACAGTAATTATAAATGTTTTTGCTGGTGTTAATAATCCAACGGATCAAAATAATTTTTAAAAGAAAGAATGTGGTAAAATGGAAAAAGCAGTATTAAATGTAAAAGAATTAAAAGTAACTCAAGGAATGAATGGTAGTTATTCTCATAATGGAGAATTAGCAATAGATATAGGTTATGCTTGTGAAAACTTTAAAGCGCCTTTTACAGGTATCATAAAAAGAATATATACAAATACTAATACAGTATGGTTAGAAAGTATAGATAAAGTAAAATATGCAGATGGAACTGAAGATTATATGACAGTAATGACTACTCATGATAATAGTGTTACAAGTCTTTATGTTGGAAAGATTATTAAACAAGGAGAAGTATATTATCAACCTGGTGTGAAAGGCAAAGCAACAGGTTCCCATATTCATTTAGGAGTAGGTAAAGGTAAATTTACAGGTAATGGATGGACAAAAGGACAATATCAACCTAAGATAGATGGGTATGCTTATCCTATAAATAATCAATATGATATAACAAAAGCATTATTTATTCATACTGATGTGAAACAAACTAGTCCAATGTATGATTGGAAAGAAACTAATTCATATATATATGAAAAAACTCCTGCAAATCCAACTAATTTAAAATATGCTAAAGATGATAAAATTATTCTAAATGGATATTTATATAAAGATAGTTTTGGGAATGGTAAGGGAGCTAAAAAAAACAATTATAAAGGTACAATAACCATTGTTAATTCTAGTGGTACTAAACCTTATCATATAGATAGTTTAGGGTGGGTAGCTGAAAGTGATATTACTAAACAAGATAATACAAAATATCTTAATTTACAACCGAGTGTTAGTTCTTGGAATGTTTATAAAACAAATAAATATTATAAAAACAGTAATACATCTGATATTTTAATTAAATTAAATCCTAAAAAATATAATGGTCTTTCATATAAAATATATGAAGATATGGGAAATTATCATTTTAAAATTAAGACAGATATGAAAGGGTATGGATACATATCTGGGAATCCAAATAAGTATTCTTGCACAATAACAGAAAAACCTATTTATAAAAATGGTAATTATTAAAAAAAAGTTAGATTCCTCTAACTTTTTATATTGTTTGATATATTTTGAATTGACTTAAACTCCATTTCTTTTTGCTCATACAATTCTTTAATTTGATTATCATAATCAATAATAGCTTTTTCCCATTTTTTATATTTCTTTTTAAATAAATGTAATGGTTTATTTGATTCTGCTATAGATTTTAATCTTAACAATCTTTTTATCTTAATATCATAATATTCCATAGTTAATTGATGTTCTTTAATACATTTATGTAATTGTAAATCAATAATTTTGCTAGTTAATTGCATAAAATCACCCTTTGACACCATAATTATAACATAGTGTGAGTATTTTGTTAACTTCTTTTTTTGAAAAATAATGTGATAATTTTAATGGGTGGTATAGGATGAAAGAATATAAATTTAATGAAAACATAAAAGCAACAATTTGTAAAAATATAAAAAAATATAGAAATGAAAAAGATGTTAGATTAATGGATTTAGCAGAAGCAATTGGAACTTCTTCTGATTATTTAAGAAGAATTGAAGCAGAAAATTGTAACGACAGCATATCTATACCAATGTTACATAGAATTTCAGTTGTGTTAGATGTTAGTGTAGATAAATTTTTTGAAGAATAAAAATATACTATTGACAAACTTTAAAATTTTTGGTATATTTAATACAGATAGAGAGCAGTATTTGATTTATGCTAGTACAGGTAAATCATCTAATCTATCTTTTTTTTGCAAAAAAGTAACTTTTTATAAGTTACTTTTTTTATAACATTCTTCTAATTTTAATGGAATAGTCTTAATTACTTTTAAACCATATTTTATTTCTAATATTTTTTTAATATTATTTACTAGATTGTTTGATATAGGTATATTAAAATTTAAAAACTCTGTTCCAGTAGATATAATAGTATCTAATTGTTGCTCATATATAGCAGAATGATTGTAACCACTTGCAATATAAAAAGCTATTAATTCTGGAGCTATAAAACTATTAACAAAATTTTCTACTTGCTTTGAATGCTCAATAAAATTCTTTTCAAGAGGTTTATCTATATTTTCTTCTTTTAAAACTAAAAACAT